GTCCGGTGTGAGCCGTGATGAGTTTGAATTTATCATATCTAAATAATCTTATGAGAACAGTAGCAAAAGTTTGGGAAGGCGCGTCAGAGGATGCCAGGCATGACATGGTGACGCGGATTATGAGTCAGGGCAAGGTGGCGCCGTCCACAGTATACATGTGGATGCGTGGAGATCGTAAGCCACAGCATCTGTACCAGAAGCTGATACAGAGCACCATCCAGAGAGTGACAGGTGACAGTATTCCTCTGACCGAATTATTCCCACAGCAATGAAAGATGACCTATGTATAGTGGTGATTCCGTACAATGGTAACGGAGCACAGGGTAATGAGTTGAAGCTGGCCATCAGAGGGTGGGTTACTCATTTCTGTCACAGTAACTTTAAGATAGTTCTGGTGGGGGAGAATCTGCCTAAGGAATTTGATGGGCATGACTGGATGGTGCTTATGGAGAGTAAGCGCGTGCCTGAGCGTGCCGGCAGTTACCGGCAGCACCTGGATTATGTAAACTGTTTCCTTAAGGTGTATGAGCGTTTTGGAGATCAGACCAGCGGTTTCATTTTCACAGCTGATGATGTGTATGCTGTGAATGATTTTGACCTGGCAGATGTGCAGGTTCTGAAGGCTCATGCTTCGTCATTCTGCGGAGATCCAACCAGTACAAACGGCTGGAAGCGTGACATGGCCAAGACCAGGGCACTACTGGACCGTGAGTTTTTGCCGTGTGTGAACTACACAACTCACCTGCCTCAGTGGTATGACTGGGAGAGGCTGCTGATGATATATGCTCTATACGGCATGCGCACGGAGAGCTATGTATTTGAGAACGTCTACTACAACCATTATTGTGGCAGGAGACTGCCGGAACTTCTGGACGGCAATGATCGTTACCGTCTGGGCGTATGGAGTAAGGATGACGTAAAGAAGGTGCCGGAAGCTATGCTCCATAAGATATGGATAGTGAACAGCGTGGATGGATGGAGCCGTGAGCTGGAGGATAGATTATGCAAACATTATGATGACTGGAGTATATGATTAAGAAGGATGATATTTTTATGGCCACTGAGGGCGGTAAGACTGTCATTGTTCATTACTATCCTCAGGCATCGGCCTGCTTTGCCGGCAGAGGTAAAAACTTCAAGATCCGTGATGATGACCGTAATCCTTCCTGTACCGTTTTTGAGAAGGAGGGTGTGTGGTTCATCCAGGATAAGGGCGGCAGTGATACCAAGGCTTATACGGCCATTCAGCTGGTGCAGCGTGAGGAACACCTGACATTTGCCCAGGCCATTGAGTGGATAGCCGCCAAGTTCGCTCCCCATCTGCTGGGTGAGAAAACGGTGAGCACCAAGCCTCAGCCTAAGATGGAGGAGGTGAAGGCTCAGGATATGATATCGGTGCAGCACCGGCAGTCCGGAGAGTTCAGCCAGATGGAGCTGGATATGCTGGGATACAAGATCACTCCGGAGCTTTGCAAGGATCTGCATCTGGAGCCGCTGGACTCCTATATCACAGCTAAGAACCAGAAGGGTAAGAGTTATAAGATATCGGCCACTGAGAACTATCCCATCTACTACTACAATTACGGGACCTGGGGCAAGATATACCAGCCGCTGGGTGATATCAGGTTCCTGTATGTAGGGCAGAAGCCGGAGAATTTTGTATTCGGTGATAACGCCTTCATGCTGGCCTATGAGAGAGCCAAGAACGGTATTTATCCGGGTAGTCCGGATGAGAAGCCTAAGGGCGGTGATGAAGAGGAGGAAGGCATAGAGGTACCGGCCAAGTTCAAGCATCTGATTATCTGCTCAGGTCCCAGTGACGCGCTTAACGTGCGTGGTGCCAATATGGACTATCATGTGTGCTGGCTCAATTCCGAGACGGCGGATCTGAGTGAGTTTGAACATGCCAATATGGAGCATATTGCCGAGAAGCTGTATATTCTGTATGACATTGATGAGACCGGCCTGGCTAACATGTACCGGATAGCGCTGCGTTACCTGGATCTGCGTATCATCCAGCTGCCTGCTGAACTGAAGCGCTTCAATGACCGTAAGGGTAAGCCGTGCAAGGATGCGAAGGATTTCTTTGTGCATTTCCGCCGTCCGGAGAATCCCAATCCCAGGAGCCTCTTTGCAGACCTGGTTAAACTCTCCGGCAGCCTCATGTTCTGGACCAGGAAGGAGACTAGAACCGGGTGGCAGTATGATGTCAATAACGAGCAGATGTATTCCTTCCTGAGCGCAGCAGGATTCCATAAGATTGCCACTCCTGCAGAGAAGAAGGGATACTCCTACTGCTTCGTCCAGGATAACGTGGTGACGCTCATTGATGAGTCTGCCATAGGCAGCATGTGTGCCAGCCATCTGATGGAGTATCTTAAGACTCATCCTAAGTACTGGAGCCAGCAGCTGGCCAACTGTCTGTACCGATCTGCCCAGATGGAGGCCAAGTCCCTGAGTCACCTGCAGACGGTTCAGCCTGACTTCAAGAATTGGGATGCGGAGAAGGATATCCTATTTTTCCAGAACGGCATATTCTGTGTAACCAAGAAGGGTATAAGCCGCATGAAGCCGGATGACTGTCCGTGTATGGTATACAGTAACAAGATTCTGCCGTATGACTTTGCCATAGAGGAGCCGTTTTTTGATATTGACTACTCCGATGAGATGAAAACGCTTATGGCTCGCCTTCGCGCCTATGCTCCCCAGTCCCCTGAATATTTTGCTACGCAAAAAGAAATTGACGCTCTGAACACTAGTGGGAAGTACCGGCTGATTATCAAGCGAACAGACCTCTCTTTTATGAAATATCTCTATAATACCGGCAGAACTTACTGGCGTAAGGAGGAGGCAGGCATCCAGCTGAGTCAGGATGAGAAGGCAGAGCAGGATCTGCATTTCATAAACAAGGTAATGGCGCTGGGTTATATGCTGACCAAGCATAAAAATGCAGGACAGCCGTATGCTGTATTCTGCATGGAGACCGAACAGAGTGAGGAAGGTACTCATCTGGGTGGTACCGGTAAGTCACTGTTTGCATCTTCTATGGAGGTGATGCGCACGCAGCTCTTCATTGACGGCCAGGGCATGGAGCAGAAGAATGACCAGTTCATGCTGCAGGGTGTCAAGCCAGGTATTACGGATTACATCTTCATTGATGATCTGAACCGGACCGTGGATCTGCATAAGTTCATGCCTATGATTACCGGTAAGATGGTGGTCAATCCCAAGAACACAGCTGCCTTCCTGATCAACTTCAGTGACTCTCCCAAGGTCATCTTTACCAGTAACCATGCGGTCAAGGGTTTTGATGCTTCGCTCAGGCGCCGTACCTGGTTCTGTGCATTCAGTGACTACTATCATGCGGATGATCTCCAAAGAGGTATGAAGGAGAGGTCTCCACTCTCTGAGTTCGGAAAAAACCTGATATCGGATTACGATGATAAGGAGATGAACAGCTTTATGAACTTCCTTATGAACTGCATGACCGTATGGAAGAGAATAGGTGTCCGGATCCAGCCTCCGATGAAGGAGATTGAGAAGCGTATCATGCAGCGTGACCTGACTGATGAGTTCCTGTTCTGGGCGGATGAATACTTTACTGAGGAGAGGCTGAACTGCCTGGTGAATAAGGATGAGGCATTTGATGCTTATAAGCAGACTCTGAATCCCAAGTTTGCCCAGATGATGAAGGCCAGGACCTTCAAGCAGAAGGTAATCATGTACTGCAGCTATAAGGAATGGAAGTTCAATCCACAATCCATGCTGATTAGTGAGACCGAGAAGAGCCGTAATGACATACGCCGTAAGGTGGATGGTAAGGAGTGCTACTTCTTTTATATTGATACGAAGGGTACCGTCTCGGACACTCCTTCGGCGTCAAAACTCATAAACCGGGAAACGGAGGTGTCAAATGATGAGCCTCCATTTTAACGAATCGGCCTCTGGGGGGTGTCTGAGGGGGGTAACAACTTTCCTCAAAAAATAACTCCATTTTCTCTGACTTTTTGACGCGGAGAGTAAATAAAGTATCATAATTTATTGAAAATAAGATATTTAAACCGCGTCAAAACTCGGCGTCAAAACCGCGTCAATGGAAAGTAACTGACGCAGAAGGCTTTTAAGAGGGTTTTTTCTCCGGAAAGTTTTGACGCCACACAGTATCAGAGAGTTAAGTGGTTTTTTAATGATTTTGAGTGTCAAACGGCGTCAAACAATTTTGACGCGGATAATAGACTGATTATTAACCTATTGTAAAAGCGGCGTCAAAGCGTCAAAACTTTTGCACTTTTTGAACTTGAGAAGAAAAACAGCAAAAAATGGAGAGAATTGCGAGGCCATTGGGCATTACTCAAAACATAGGCGGTGAAAGCCGTAAACTCTGGTACTATAACTATGTGCCGGAGGGTATGCGTGAAGCCAGACCTGAGGAACTTCATTACGGTCTGCTGGTACTGCATAAATGTGTGGAGTCAGAAGGCTACCACACTCTCTACGTGGATGATCAGGATATCCCTATTCTTAAGAATAAGATACGTGCAGGGTATCCTGTATATGTCAAGGACTACAGTAATATGAACAAGTAATTTTGTGTGGACTATGAAAGGAATGGTTCTGGATGTGAATGTAGGCACCTTCCTCCGTCAGTGGGTAATACAATCGGAAGGCTCTGACTGTGTGCAGCTGGGAAGGACATCTGATCTCTGGAATATGGTCAAGAGTAACCTGGTTGTGGCCAGCGCCACAGACATGTCAATGATTGCCAAGGCTGATGAGTGTATACATGTGTATCTTTATGACTGCAAGGGACGCTCCAGCTGGAACGCCGTGGATCAGAAGAAAATCTATATGAATACCATGTTCCGGTGCTACATGACGGAGCAGGGACATTACTATTTCCGGCGTTACCTGGAACGGCAGTTGAAGGTGGAGTTCTATGCTTACATGCTGGGGAACTTCAACACCGGTGAGCGTAAGATCAGTGATACCATCACGGATTTCCTTATAGATTTCCAGCTGCCTATTGACAATAAGAGGATAGCAGCTCTTACCAAAGCATGGTACCGGTTCCGCCTTACAACTGATAAAAATTTCCGTGTTCCCATCTTTTTTTAATCCTCGTAACGTCTTGATTTTATTAACATTAAATACATAATTATGGCTAAATTGGGTATATCGAAAATTGAGTGTGTCGACATATCGAATGTGTCGGATTACTCATTCTTGCCGGGCGGAACCAGAGTGAAGTTAAGCAGCTTCATCTCCGGTGATCCTGAATGGCTCACTCTCAAACAGACACAGGATACCGTCCAGCTCTCAGAAAAATGGCTGATGGATGATAAGGGCCATCGGAGTAACGTAAAGGTTTCCGGTAGTATACGTATAGATAAGAATGCACAGATGCAGCTATCAAACAAACTGCTGGGGCGCCGCCATATCTTCAAGGTCACGGCGGTTGACGGAACGGTGTATCTGGTAGGATCCGTAGCGTATCCTCCCAAGTTCACCTGGCAGAATGAGATGAGTGGCATATCATCTTCAGAGATTGCCTTCACTATAGAGTGCTCATCCTCTCACGGCCTTTATATATGTATATAGGTCCGCGAATGAGGGCATTCGGTAGTATACTTTTGTCAGTACAATCAAGTGATTGAGATATGAATCTGAGTGTGTTTACCAAGAATCTGCGCGGTCCCTGGATGCTCCATCCGCAGCAGGCAGCGGTGATGATGCCCATCGTGAAGGGTATCATTGCCGGTAATCTGCTGGAGATGGATAAGGATGAGCGCAAGCTGTCAGAGAAGATTGAACTTAAGGATTTCTACTCAGGCAGCAAGAATAAACTCTCCGGATCCAACAGGAATAAGTCTGTGTTTGTGGTTCACCTGGAAGGTACCATGACCAAGGAGGATACCTGTTTCAACTATGGTACCAGAACCATAGCCGATGAACTGAGGAGAGCTGATAAGGAGAGTGATGTGATAGGTCATATCATAGTTGCTGACAGCGGTGGTGGCGCCGTTGACTCTGTGCCGGATCTGGCTGATGCCATCCGGTCCCTGGAGAAGCCTATAGTATCCCTGGTTGATGGAATGGCAGCATCTGCATGTATGTATGCCATATCATATACCAGCAAGATTCTGGCTCACCAGGATATGGATATGGTAGGCTGCATAGGAACTATGATAACCGTATCCGGCTGGCCTAAGCTGCGCCGTGATGCAGATGGTTATGTGGAGATGCGTATATATGCAGATCAGAGTGCCGAGAAGAATGCTGACTATGAGGCTGCACTGGAGGGTGACACTCGCCTGATCAGGGAGAATATCCTGAATCCTCTGTGTGAGAAGTTCATCAATGACATGAAGGCTAACAGGCCGGCAGCTGCCGATGACCAGCTTAAGGGACGTACCTATTTTGCCAAGGATGTGATAGGTACTCTCATTGATGGTATAGGCGGTATGACTGAGGCTATTGATGCTATCCTTGAGATGGCAGACAGTAAGAATAAACCAAATGAGAGTAATATGAAAAGTAAGTATCCAAACATGACTGCTCTGGCATCACTTGCTGAGGCAGTTCTGGCAGAGGATGGCAGCGTAACTCTCCAGGCTAACCAGCTGGAGGAGATTGAAGCTGCTCTCTCTGCAGCGTCTCAGGCATCTGAGACACAGGAGCTGGAGAACCTTCGTTCACAGCTCGCTGAGCGTGAAACAACCATTACCGGTCTGCAGGAGCAGGTGACCAATGCTGAGAATCAGCACACCACTGATGCCGCTCGCATCCAGGAGCTGGAGACAGCACTGAATGCAGCCATCAACCATGAGCCTGACGGTGATGGTGTGCAGGTTAAGAAGAATCCGGAGGCTGCCGATGAGGAAGGCGGTGCTAAACCGGCTGAGAGTTATGAGCAGGCTGTATCAGTTTGCCGTGAGTTTTTGAATAACCATTAAAAAAGAGAGAATATGGAACTTAGTGAAATTCTTGTCAACTCCGGAGCGAAATTTCGCAAGGAGATTATCGCCATGCCAGTAGTGGCATTGGAAAAGACTCTCAAGCACATGACCATCCGCAGGGGTGTTCGCGGTGATGAGACAGTAGGTACTTATGAGAGCGGTGCAGAGGTTCGTCCTTACAAGACCGGTAAGAACGCCACTGATACCGGTAAGTTCGGTGCTCGCACACTGACCACTTACCTGGGTGATGTGGTTGAGGAGTTTGATCCTTACCAGCTATTTGCAACCGTTTACGGTGAGAGCTTCAGCAGCCTGACTGAGCGTAAGGAGGCTGATATTGTTCGTGACATGGCTCTGGCTATGGCAAAGACAGTATCTTCAAAGTTGGGTAAGGCTCTCTTCAAGGCTGTACGTAACAGTGACGGCACCAGCACAATGGATCTCTTCAATGGTTTCAATACCATTGCTGCCACTGAGATCACAGCCGGTAACATTGCCGTGGCCAAGGGTAACCTGGTTGAGGTGAATGCCATTACCGAGCTTAATGCCGGTGACGTTCTGGAGCAGATCTATGATGCAGCCAGTGATGAACTGAAGGATCAGGATAACAAGAGGATGTATGTAAGCTCTGCTATCAAGTCAGCTTATGCTAAGTGGTGCCTTGCTACTCTGGGCGCTGTGGCTTATAACACTGCTTACAACAAGAATCTGCTGCACTTTGATGAGAGCGTGGAGCTGGTTGCTCTTCCTGGCCTCAAAGGATCTAATTATGTCATCTTCTCAACTAAGAACAACATGCTTGTAGGTTGTGACCAGATGAGTGACGCTGAGCGTGCCAAGATCCGTGAGTGCGACAATCCTAAGGCAGTTCAGTTCTTTATGTGCCTGTACTGGGGCGTTCAGTTCGAGTCAATTGATTCCAGGTTCCTGATGATCGGTAAGATGCCGGGTAGCGGTTCAGGTTCAGGTAACGGTGAAGGTTAACCTTAAAGTTAATAGGATATGAATCTAGGGAATCTTGATTTCAATATCGGTGGCATCAATCCTTCAGGGATTGGTGTTACCGTTTACCGAGTAGCTAAGAAGGATATCACTGGCTGGCCTTCAGTCAATGATGATCCTAACTCTGGCTCCGGTAGCGGAGACAGTCTTTCCAAGCTGGTTGGTGACTTCACACTGGCCTCCGGAAAGAAGTGGGATAAGATTTACTCTACTCAGGGTAAGGGTAAGGCTACCTTTGAGACAATCGGTGAGACAGACTGCATGATGGTCAACAATAAGTTGACACTCAGCTTCCCTGATCTGACCGCTGAGGCTCTGGGATTCAGCAAGGCCGCCATGAATGGAGACTTCGTGTATATCGTTAAGTCTGCAGGCCGTTACCATGTCATCGGCTCTAAGGATTATCGTACTGTGACTCAGCCTGCCGGTGATACCGGTGATGCTGCCGGATCAGCCAAGGGTTGCACCATAGAGATAACCGCTCCGGATGTTACTCCGCTGCCTATCTATCTGGGTGTAATCGTGATGGCTGACGGTTCGCTGGACTGCGCCACTGATACGTTTACTCCTGCCAACTGATGAACCAGGAGATAAGGGAATACTTAAACAAGCCGAATCCGGATTTTGATGCCGGATTCAGCTTGTTTTGTCGTTATTCCAGGAACCAGTCAATGATGAGCTGGATAGGACGCAAGAAGGACATGGAACGGCTCCTATATGAGCTTGCAAAACTGGAAAAGCAGAACCTGCCTGTCAATCCTCAGGCATCGGTAATGACCTCTCGTTACAATACTCCTGGTAATGTTCATCTGGGCGTGCCGGTACCGGTTGCGGCTCCAGGTCCTCAGATCACTTTCAAGACCTATGATGAGCGCCGTACCAGACGTGCTGACCTGAGTGAGGATATGCAGAAGGTCTATGATAGCATCACGGAGGAGTATAAGCTGCGCCGTGGCTACCATGAGAAGCTGAAGATGGCTCAGACTGATGCAGACCGTGCCTCTCTGCGTGAACGTCTGCTGATATGCCAGAAGCATATTGAGGAGGGATGGAAGCAGATTGATGCATGGCTTCTGGAACAGGAGAAGATAAAGAGCGGTAAGGGATTCAATGTGAGTTCATATCGTTCATACATCACCAAGATGCTCCAGAAGGGTGATAAGATGACGGCTCTCCAGCGTGATACCGTGCGTATGCGTGCCAAGGCGCTGCAGGATGCCGGTGAGGTCCTTGGTGAAAAGGTACTCTCTCAACTGAAGAAATATGATTTGCTATAATTGATTTCTTTGTTGAAATTGGACGTATGTCCCAAATGCCCAGGGTAACCTGGGTATTTTTGTTCCCATGATTATGTCAAAAACGCCGCTGTCAGAGACGCAGTTAAAGAAGATCCAGGAAGATGCAGGTATGAGGTTCACCATATCAGAGATAGCACTTATGCTGGAGATGCCGGTGGAGGAGTTCCGCCGCAGGGTTAATGATCCGGATGATGAGCTGGCCAAGGCTTATACCAGAGGCAAGTTGGATGCGGAACGTAAGTATCGTGAGAAGTTGCAGAAGCTGGCTGAGGGAGGTAATGCCTGGGCCATCCGGATCCTGGAGAGCAAAACTATTAAACAACAGGAGGAGGAACTGGGATTACATGGCTAAAATCAAAAGATTATCGGAGGATAAGGTGGATATGCTGGCCGCCGCTATGGAGGATGAGTCCAAGCAGGCTGAGCTGTGTGAACGTGACAAGGAACACCTGAAACGCTTGAAGGATGTCTATGCTTACTGGCTGGATCATCCGATGCTCACGGATTTGAGGGTTCGTGACTATATTATGACCACTCATAAGCAGAATAAGATGCAGGCTTACCGTGACCTGTATCTGGTGAAGCTGCTGCTGGGTTCCGCTCCCAAGGCAAATAAGGAATTCATGCGGTACAGGAGTAACTACCTCTATGAGATGGCAGCTGCCGCCGCCATTGCCGGTAATGATGCCAAGGCCAAGGCTCTGACCAAGATAGCTGATGGTATTGTCAAGGCTAACCAGCTGGATGTTCCGGAGGGAGAGGATTATCCGTTTGAGGAGATTGTGCCCAAGGATTACTCCTTCACAGTTGATCCTACCGTGATAGGTATCACACCGGAACCGGGTGCCAGAACGAGAGCTATGACACTGCTCAAACAATACGCTGAGGAGATTGACGCTGATGGAGCAGGAGAATAAGAAATATCTGAATCGTGCCCAGCAGGAGGCTCTGGCTATAGCTGCCCATACGGAGATTGATATCTGTGGCCGCCGTTTTGGTAAGTCATTTGGTATAGTGTCACTGCGTATCATGCGAAATGTGATGTTCATGCCAGGATCCACAGGATGCTTCGTGGCCAGTTCTTATAAGCAGGCTCATACACGCACACTGCCTGCAGCTCTCTCCGGTCTGGCTGAATTCGGCTGGATCCGTGATGTTCACTATGTCATAGGTAAGCGGCCTCCTCAGAAACTGGGATACCGGCAGCCTATCATTCCGCTGAATAACTTTGATGATGTGGTATCGTTCTATAACGGTGCCCAGATGCTGATAGTGAGTCAGGATGTGAAGATGTCATCCAACTCGGCTACCTTTGACTGGATCATAGGTGATGAGGCCAAGGGCCTTAACTTTGACAAGCTCAAGGATGAGACATTCCCTGCCAATGGTGGTACCAGACGTTATTTCTCTGACTGTCCTTGGCATCACGGCATGCTGTTCGTCAGTGATATGCCGGTACTCAAGTCTGCACGCTGGCTGCTGAACTATCGGGAGAAGGCCACACCGGAAGTGGTGGATACCATCAAGGCTCTGCTGGCAGAACGCTGGGAAGTTACACTATGGGAGGATAGCGAACTGAAACAGGAACGCCTGGAAGAGCTGGATAAACTCATCAATGGCCTGCGCCGGCATGCGGTACTCTACCGTGAATGGTCCACATTTGAGAATGTGGATGTGGTAGGTCTGAGTTATATCAAACAGATGAAACGTGACCTGCCTCCTCTGGTATTCCAAACATCCATCCTGAGCAAACGTATTGAGAAGATAAAGGATGGCTTTTATCCCAATTTCCGTGATAACATTCACACCTACATCTCTAACAACAACACGCCGCTGGAGGCAGACGGTTATGATTTCACAGCCAAGGACTATGGCTGCCTGACTGATGGTGACGTGGATCTGAAGGCACCTATCTCTGTGGCCTTTGACTATAATGCCAATATCAACTGGCTGGTGGCGGCACAGCGTGACGGCAGCACACTCAAGATCATCAAGAGCTTCTTTGTCAAGTATGAGCGTAAGCTGCGTGAGTTGGTGGATGACTTCTGCCATTACTACAGGGCACACATAATGAAAACTGTCATCTTCTACTATGACTCAACAGCACTGGGCAGTAACTATGCTGTCAGTAATGATGACTTCCGGAGCGTGATAGTGGAACAGTTCAATAATAACGGCTGGCATGTGGAACAGAAGTTCATAGGTAAGCCAATGAAACATACGGAGAAGTACACTATCCTGAATGACGGATTCAAGGGTGCCAAGCATCTGCTGCCTATGTTCAATGCAGAGAACAATGAAGCGCTGCTTATTGCTATACACATGGCAGAGGTCATCATAGACAGCCGCGGATTCCATAAGTACAAGTCCGGTGAGAAGCTGGCAGAGAGTGAGGATGACCTGCTGGAGCACCGTACAGACGGCTCTGATGCCTTTGATACTCTATACCTTGGTAACGTACTCTATCCATACGTGGTGAGCGCTCCGCTCGGCACGGCTCTCTGATTTTTTTCGCCTGGCATATTCGCTGCAAGCCATTGCAATTGCGGCCTGCCGGAGAGGGCAGGGCGTGGAGTCAGCTTCGCAAAATGTGATGTTTTTGGCTGAAAATGGAGCATTTAGCTTTTTGTGGTCTAAAAAATTGACCAATTTACGTTTGTGACTGTACTCTGTCCTGAATGAGGGGGTATGAAGTGGGTATTTTTGTTCAAGTTATGATATCACAGAGTAAGATAACTACACTGGTTGAGCACCTTAAGGAGTTCTCCATCGTATGGGTGGCGGAGAGTGGTGAGATAGTGCGTGTAGAGCACTGCCGTCTCACTTCTTTTCATGGCGCCGGGCAGACATTCAACATAATGCTGCTGCCAAGCAAGGAAATCCGCACGGTGAACCGGTACACTGTAATAGAGTTTAACGGAGAGGAGGTAATAATATGAGTCTACAGAATGGTATTGAGATAGTGGAGGATGTCAACCTGTATCCTGACATCAAGGCTATCGTGGCCATAGACAGCAGCAGTAATTTCAAGCTGGACTATGACATCAATCCGATTAAGATCGGAACGTATAAGGTGGCACCATGGGGAGAAGATAACCTGCTGCCTAATCATCTGCTGGCTAAGGCCGCAAAGAATGACGTGCTGGCAGCGAACCTGCACTTCAATTCCAATGTATGCTATGGCTTGGGACCTAGGCTGGTTAAGGCTGTGCGTGATGAGAAGGGGCAGCGCATGTATGATGCCAAGGGCCAGATGGTGACTATTCCGGTGGATGAAGGTGAGGAGTTTGACTGGTTCGAGGCTAATGATATACCTCTGTTCCTGATGCAGCAGCTCACTGACATGAACTATTTCTACAATGCTTTTGTAGAACTGCGTCCGGATCGTCAGAAGCAGCATAAGATTGCCTCCATACGCCATAAGGAGGCTGTGTTCAGCCGCTGGGGTATGATGGACCGTCACGGCAGCATCAACTATCACTACTACTGTGCTGACTGGGATAAGACTCCTGGAGTGGATGATATCATCTGCAGCCGTGTGATTGATGAGTTCCGTGCAATTGAGGATCTGGAGATATTCTCTGCTGCCAGAGAGCGCATGATATACGGCGTATATATGCCGTCACCTGGTAAACCGTACTACAGCCGTCCGGAATGGTACTCTATCTTCAGCTCAGGATGGTATGATCACAGCGTGATGGTACCGGAACTGAAGAAGGCCATACTCAAGAATCAGCTGGGAGTCAAGTATATCATCTACATATCTCCCAAGTACTTTGAGAATATCTGCAAGCAGGAGGGTATAGATATGAATGACCGTACTGCCTATCAGGAGCGTGTGGATAAGGAGAAGCAGAAGTTCAATGAGTTCCTGGCAGGTCAGAATAACGCAAACAAGGCTATCATGGCACTGAAGGAACTGATGCCTACAGCTGCCGGATCTACTGAGCACAAGTACATAGAAATTACTCCGGTCCAGAATGACCTGAAGGGTGGAGAGTATATTGATGACACTGAGTCTACCGCCAATATCATCTGCTATGCTATGGGCGTTCATGCAGGTCTGATAGGTGCTACACCTGGTAAGAATAACAAGCTGGTAGGTGGCACTGAGGCGCGTGAGCTGTATCTTATGAAGCAGGCCATGATGAAGCCTATGATAGACCGCTGCATGAGGATCCTATCCATAGTCAAGAAGTATAACGGCTGGGATAAGGATATATTCATTCAGCTGCCTGAATACATTTTCACAACTCTGGACCAGAATAAGTCCGGTAAGGAAGAATCAACAACTAGTGAGATATGATAGCAACAGTTACCGATATGAAGGAGTTCCTTCCTTCTATTGTTATGAAGGGCACGCCTAAGGTGTTTGATGACGCTCTGAAGGTGGCACAGCAGCAGCTGGAGGATAAGATCCTGGGTAGCGCTCTGATGAGCGCCATAGATGTAACTACTACATCCTATCCGGAACTGAAGGAGAAGTGCCAGCGAATTGTATGTGTAGATGCGTTTCTCAGTTCCGTCAATGAGATGGACCTGGTACTGACGGATTCCGGATTCGCAGTGATCCAGGATGAGCAGATGGCTCCGGCCAGCAAGGAACGTGTGGCTAACCTCAAGGCCAGTCTGCAGGACCGTCTGGATCTGTCACGTGACCTGCTGATATCATGGCTGGTGGATCCGGCACAGGCTAGCCTGTCATGGGGTGGAACGGAACAGTTCAAACGCCTGACGGCAGGTCTGTTCCTGACCTTTGCTCAGTTTAAGGAGGTAGCAGTGTATAACAATATCACAGCCAATGTCTATCCAAGGACCTGGAGTGATTATGTCAAGCTGATTGGAACTCTCTCTGTGGCACTGATGACATCTGCTGCTTCATACATATCTACCGAGTATGCCAGTGAGTTGCTGGAGAAGGTTCGTGACGCAGAGCAGATGGAAGATGTGGAGGTGACAGTGTTGCGTCTCATACGTACCGCCATAGCAGCTCTGGTGCTGGGTGATACTGAAACCTATCAGCAACAGATCACCAAGGCTGTGGCTGTGATGAAGGCGAATCCTGAGAAGTTCCCCACATACACACAGTCCAAGGCTGCCAATGCTCCTGGCATCCATCACTCCGATACGCCTATCTTTTCAATGTTTTGATATACTATGCGCAAGATCATCAATTTTTTCAAGAAGCTCTTTATGGGGCGTAAGGCGGAGAAGCTGGACCTGGTATATCCCACTAAGTGGGAGGCTATGAATCTGCAGGATTTCAAGGATGCCTGCGAGGTGCTGTCTCATCCTAATGGCAGGGCGGAGATGCTGTTCCTGTTATGGTGCCGTCTGGCTCATATCGTACCGGCCAATCCGAACAGGTATGATCCGAAGGCCATCAAAGATAAGTTTCCGTTCACCTTCAAAGGTAAGGATTACGTGGTAGGCTATAATGTGGTGCATGCCGGAGCTAAGGATATGGAGTATATCCTGGATTCCATCGGCCTGCCTCCGTCACCTATAGATGGAGTAGACCGTAAGCTGTATGGCGTCTCATTCAATGCGTACTATCAGGCTGCATCTTATATGATGCGCTATGCTGCCGATAACAACAATGAGCGCTGGCTGAAAGAGGCTGTGAAGAGTCTCACCGGAGGCCGGGTACGCCGTCTGCTGCCGTGGCAGAAGAAGGGTGTGGTGATATGGTGGAATGGTGTGCAGCAGTTCCTGCTGGATAAGTATCCGGCAGTTTTGACACAGGAGGAGAGCATTACCAGCAAGACTCAGGCTGAGCTGCTGCTGGATCTGCTCTCAGCTATGAATAACAACCGGCCTCAGGAGAATGATGACATCCTTAAGTCAGATACTCATGCGGTTTTACTGTCATTGAACAATATATATGCTAAAAGTAAGCGATCTAACTAGGCTGCTGCAGTCCATAACGGAGCTGCAGGGCGAAGGACATATTCTTGAGGGTAATGGCTATGATGGTGTCATGGCCATACTCAAGTCTCTGCGTGGCACATCTTTTCCGTGTGTGATTCTGGAGAGCCGTGGCAGCGGTCAGTTCTCTATAGGTCAGAGCGGTCCGCTGGATAGTGCTACACAGTCTATGTGGGTAATGGGCCAGCTGGGACGTGATGAAGATGAAAGTGCCGCATATAGCAGCATGTTCAATCTCTGTAAGAAGATCATACGTACCATGCTGAATCAATATCCAAACGTGTCACTGGCACCGGCCAAGGCGGATGCATCTCTCACAGACTGGGATCCCACCAGGATATCATACATGCAGCGCTATGGTGGTCCTACCTGCCGTGGATATGAGCTGCTGCTGAACTTTAAGGAGTATACGGACTTTACCGTAGAGGAAGGATCCGGCAGCGGATCCGGAACAGGTAACTGATGGCTGAACGTGAAGAAGGATTGAGACTGATGGCCGAGCGCTGGGCAGAGATTGTGCTGGAGCGCTGGATCCGCCGCATCAATGAGATGGAAGTCATAGATAGTGGTGAACTGCTTCAGTCTCTCCAGGCTCATGTGAGTGTGGATGCCAATGGATCTCCGGAGAAGATTACCTTCTTTTACACCTGGTATGGAATCTTTCCGGATATGGGTGTAGGCCGTGGAGTCCGTCTGGGTGAGCAGTCTGAAACCAGGCATAAAAAACCATGGTACAGTTCTGTATTCATAGGTCAGGTGAATAAGCTGGGACGTCTGATGGCGGAGCGTTACGGATATGATGCTGCAAACATTCCGCTGCAGGCATTTGAGAACTTGAGCGGAAAAGAGCTGTTGAACATAGGCAGCAGGCAGATTGATGGTGTAAGGGATGTAGAAATATAATAATATGGCAGGAAATACAGTATACAGTGAGAGTGTTGTAACTCTTAATGCATCACAGGCGCAGGCTACCATGACCGCTCTGGGAAACCAGGCGGATGTGCTGCGTAAGAAGATGATTGAGGCTACTCAGCTGGGAGATGCCGAGAGCGCCAAGAAGTACCAGAAGGAACTGGATCAAGTCCAGAAGTCCATGTCATCCATACGTAAGGAGACTAAGGATTACCGTGACATCCTGAACCGTCTGAACGGTGCCACACTGGGCGAACTGCAGAAGGCCGCTCAGGGCCTTAACCGTGAATTGAAGAAACTCAAGCCTGGCACTGAGGAGTTCATCCAGAAGAGCAAGGAACTGAAACAGGTGCGTGGCCGCATGAAGGAACTCAATGATGAGACCAGGCAGACACAATCCCTGCTGAGTAAGATACCGCCTGCTTTGAAGGTATGGCTGGGTGTAGCTACTACAGTGATAGGTGGTCTCATCAAGTTGGGTAAGGACCTTATTGCCAATACTCAGCAGTATGGTGATGTGTTCCAGGCTTCTATGGCCGGCATGAAGGCTGCTTACCAGTCTCTTATCATAGATTTTTCCAATGGCACCGGCTGGAATGAGCTGATCCAGAATATGCGTACTGCCTATGAGAACGGTAAGCTGGTAGCTCAGATGCTGGATGAACTCTTTGAGCGTAATAACTCTCTCTCCATGATGGAGGCTGAGTATAACGTGGAGATAGAAAAGAATAAGCAGCTGATGCGTGACCAGACTCTATCTGATCAGGAACGTCTGGCTGCAGCAGAGGAGGCTGTACGTCTGGAGAAGGAACTGGCTACCGAGAAGCGCGACATTGCACAGCAGGAGTATGATGCTTACAAGCTCCAGCTGCAGACTAGGACCAAGATGAATGATGAAGAACTGGATTTCCTGGTACGTCAGTACAATGCGAATAAGGATATCATACGTCAGGCATCCGAGTATAACACTGAACTGAATAAGCAGAAGCAGCTGCTGGCCGGCTATGAAGCTGCCGGCAACTATCTGGCATATCAGAAGGATATTGAGGCTGCGCGTGCATCCATCAAGGCACTAGAGGATGATACGGACCAGTCTATTAAGGATGTAGCAGCTATGGTGGCCAAGTATAACCTCTCTAGTGATGAGATGGTGAGTAAGTATGTTCAGAGCTACAATTCCATGCTGCAGGCCGAGAGCGGATATTACAAGGCTACCACAAGAATTGCTACCACAGCCAGCTCATTGCGTAAGTCCCTGCTAGATGAACACTCCAAGGCTACTGATGACGCCTACAAAAATGAGATATCCAAGGCCGAGCGCCGTAATGCGGAGCTGCTTAACATTGAGAAGCAGCGTTACATCAATGGAGAGATAACTGCTGAGCAGTATGAACAGAAGCAGACCGAGATACAGCGTCAGGGGCTGCAGGATAAGATTGATATCAGCAAGCGGTTCCTGAAGGATACAGTGGCTTATCAGTCACAGCTCCTGGATATGACTCTACAGGAACAGATGCGTCTGGAGAAGGAGGCTGAGTCTGCATCGGCTAAGGAGATAGCTGCACGTCTGGCTGAAGAGGCTGCCGCTCTGCAGAAGCAGATTGAGGAGGAAGCCAGGGAGAATGAACGCCTGCAGAAGATGGCTGCCGATCTGACCGGTGCTACCAGAGAGGTGGCATTCCAGGCAGAGCTGGCAGATCTGGAGGCGCTATATGAGCAGAAGCTGATTGATGAGGAGGATTACCAGCGTGCGCGTGCTGAGGTGATAGCACGCTATCAGGCAGAACAGCGTGAGCTGGATTTAACTACATGGAAGAGGAGTCTGGATACAGCTAAAAAGTATCTGTCTCAGATATCCACTGCCATGAATAACCTGCAGGATGCTAAACTGGCTCAGCTGGATGCCCAGATGAATGCCGAACTGGAGGCTGCCGGTGATAATGCTGAGCGCCGTGAACAGATTGAGCAGGATTATGAGGCCCAAAAGCTCAAGGTGCAGCAGCGTTATGCAGATGTGAATATGGGCATACAGATTGCCCAGGCTCTAGCTAACGGTGCATCGGCTATTCTTGCTACTTATGCACAGCTTGGTTTTACTCCTGCCGGTATAGCGGCATCGGCTTTGATGGCTGTGGTTACAGCTACTGAGGTAGCTATGCTGGTGGCACAGCGTAATGCCATACGTAGTGCCAGCGTGCAGTCTAGCTCAGGATCATCCACTCCGGCACCAGTGGCACAGCGTACAGTTAATGGTTACTCTACCGGTGGCTATACGGACCGTGCCTCCAGTGACATGAAGGAGGTGGGTGTGGTACATGCTAATGAATGGGTAGCTCCTGCCAGCATGGTACGTGCTCATCCTGTGCTGTTCCGCTCTCTGGAGAGTATGCGCCGTAAGGAGCGTGTGAAGAGCGGTGTGCTTGGTTTCGCAGATGGCGGCATGGCCGGAGATTTAGACAGTGATGATGTGGTGGTATCCAAGGCGGATCTGGACCTCCTGACGGTAGCCATTAATAAACTTCTCACAACTCCGCTCAGAGCGTATGTGGTGAATAGTGAAGCTAACGCCGTTCAGGAACTGAATGAACGTATCAAATCAATAACCAGTATCAAATGAAGCTGCATATAAACAATGGTGAACTGACGCTGCCCAAAGATTTCTCCTTTGAGATAGTGCAGAATAGTGCCTTCTTCTCAGGTGATGGTACTACCAGTATACCGGCTACAATACCGGCTACTCCTGCAGATCAGGCTAAACTGGGATGGCCGGTACGTCTGGGGCGTAAGGATCGTTACGTCAATGCATATCCGGTAATGTTGGAGCATGGTATATTCCAGAAACGTGGCACACTGGTAGTGGATAGCGCTACCAGGCGTGGTATGACATGTTCCATAGCGCTGGAGAATTCAGACCTGTATGCCAAGTACAAGGATAAGGAGATAAAGGACCTGATGGATGATGAGGTTCTTACAACCTATAACACTCCACAAGCCTGGATCAATTATTTTCAGGCTATCTATCAGAATCCGGGAGAGAGTGAGTTCCGTCTGTTCCCGGTGGCCGTAGAGAAGGATGAGGATTATCAGATGAACAATGAACCGACAATTACAGCCGGTGCTATCACCTGGATTCTTAAATCGGCAGCCAGAGAGATACGTGAAGGAGATACTTATGTGGCTGTTCCTGAAGGATACGGTATAGCTCCCTTTCTCCTACTTTCCGCTGCTATACGCCGTATAATCAGTAAATGTGGATTCACTATCACATCTAACTGCTTTGAGAGTGATAACCGGCTTAAGAATCTGGTGCTGGTTAATAACTGCTCTGATGCTCTCTGTTCCGGTATCGTACACATTTCAGACCTGCTGCCGTCATGCAAGGTGGGTGAGTTCCTGACTTGGCTGCAGAAGAAGTTCAATGCTGTGGTGGATGTCAACTCATCTACTCTGACTGCACAGGTGGTACTCATGGAATCCATACTGTCTGGAACACCGGATATGGATATCAGCGGCAAGTGTCTGGGTGATATGACGTATAACTATTCTCCTTCTAGCCGTGTGATCCTTAAGTCAGATACGTCACTGGATGGAGCCAAGCCTGCAGCTGAGACTCTGGAGGCACTGATAGAGAAGTATGGCAGCTGTGCTGATGTGACGGAGCGGCAGTTCAATACATACGGCAGTATGCCAAATGGCCTAGTACGGCGTCTCAGTACTGGAGATTACTATATCATCAAGCGTGATGTAGCTCATGGAAACTGGAATCCTGCATACGTGAAGGAGCGTGTAGGATCATCATACTTCACCTATGACCGTCATAACAGTGATCAGAGTGAGGATGAGAATGCGGCAGATCTGCTGCCTCCTATGGTGTTCCAGTCCGGCATGCTGATGCCGTATATTGGAGACCGCGTAAACTGCCGTACAGGTATCAATGAGCAGGAGGAGAATACGGATCAGGATATAATCATAGTTGACTATGCCGGCACTGCTGCTGCCGGTACTTACAAGTATGGTACCACACAGGCTGCCGATGATAGCGGAGCCGTGCGTTCAGGTAAGTATGAGATATTTGGTCAGAGCCTGTACCGCCAGTACTGGAATCTGTTCAATAAGATGCTGCGCAATAATATGGTGGCTGTAAGTTCCAACCTGATACTTACCATCAAGGATATACTGCAGTATGATTTGTATCGGTTAAAACACCTGGAGGGCCAGCTTCTCATTCCTAAATCTCTGCAGTATGAAGTGGGACGTAATATCCGCTGTATGGATGCTGCATTCTATCTGGTGAAGGATTTTGCTGATGGGGTGGATGATTTGGATTCTGTTATGCCTGCTACTCTGTACTGCTGGCAAATAAATCTCTCTGAGCTGTTTGCAATTGAGGAGCAGGCATGGGAAGATTATCCAGGATTTCAGATAGAAGTTGATTATAATGCAGATGATCCATATCATGGAGACCTTCCGCCGGTCTATCTGCCTGCACCTACAGCTCTCGGCCAGATTACATATAAGATACAGCGTTCTGTAAGAGTATGGATAAGGAATCCTATTAGTGGCAGTACCGAGACATACTGGGATACTCATTACTGGCAGTGGTTTGATTCGGTTGCAATTTGATGTCTTAATACCTATATGGGTGTAATTGTACTTTTGGCATAGAAACAAGTAAGTCATGGCAACAATAATACAGAGTCCGGATAGTCTCAGTCTGCTTCGTAACGTCAAGCACTTCATACTTAACACATCCCAGGTGGTGGCGCTGAAGCTGAAGATTGGTGATACGGTTATCATGGATGAGACCTATACTCCTGACGCTGACAGCCGAGTGGAGGTGGATGTGATGCAGGTGCTTTCCGAGCGTCTGTCAATAGCCATGCCGTCATCTGACAGTTATGAACAGACAGGCGGTAAGGCTACCGTAACCTATTACGTGGATGGTGCCCAGATATCATCCTTTGTTGTCATAGCTGGAGGTGTGCGTAAACTGGCAGAGACCGCATCCAATTTCTGTGCCACTAACTGGCTTACCTGGCAGCCGCAGACCAAAGCTGTAGGGTATGACTCTCCGGAGTTCCTGACCTACTACCACCAGGCTGCCGGCACTGTCAAGGCTAGGATATATCCCAAGGTAGGAGATCCGGTGACTCTCACTCTCTACAGCGGTACTGCCGGAAAGCTGATGACCTATAACGTGACCATGAGCCATATATTCGCTCAGGCTGACGGTTATGATGCCGAGGATCTGTATGGCCTGGTAGATGTCTGGGTAGAGAACGGTTCCGGTGTGAGACTCTCCTATATCCAGCGTTACGTGTTTTCTCCCTACCGAGGCAATGAGCACTGTTTCTGCTGTGTCAACTCGCTGGGAGGCATTGATACATTTACTTTCACAGGTGCTCAGCATCTGGTTCCCAATTTTGAGCGCGAGAATGGTACGCAGGGTGATAGCATAGTGGATATCTCTGATTCCCAGTCACGCCGATACAGTCAGCATACCGGCATAGTGAGCCGTCAGATGGCTGCCTGGCTTTGGGATTTCTTTGCCTCTGACCGGCACTGGACTCTGACTGCTGCCGGCATGGAGCAGATCGTGCTGGATGCATCGGCTATGGATGTATCTGATGAGGATGTATCAACCGGATGCACCTTCAATTTTGTGCTGGCCGAGGATGGAACGCTGCTTAACGTGGACCGGGTAAGTACTGAAGGCGAACCTATAGAGGTTGAGTCACCGGACGGCGAACTTTTTTTTTTACCGCCTAGGATAGCGGATTTCCCGGAGGCGGAACTGGATGACAGCCTCCTGTTCCTGGTACAGACTCCATTCTACCAGTCATGGCGTAAGCTCTCACTGGGGGAGTTCAAGGACTGGATATACCAGGTTATCCTTCCATCTTCACACGTACATGAGAATAAGGCCGTCCTGGATCAGTTCCACCAGAACCAGGGGGAGAACGTATCCTATGGGAATAATGAGATGGCCTATATGTCAGACGTCAACAAACGTCTGCGCCGTGATATAGAGGATACCGCTCAGGGCCTCATCAACTTCCTTGATGGTATCAAGTTCGGCACCTACCAGGCAGGTATGACCGGCCAGGGTGGATATATTGATGGCCAGGCTAATGCCGAGCTGGAGAGTATGCGCCTGCGCTCATTCCTTGAGGTACCTGAGCTTCGCTATAACCGTGTATCGGTAGAGGTGGGTAACAAGTGGAATGCTCCGGGTGGCGGTATCATTGAGAAGGTGGATGTGGATAGAGATATCCTGGGTAATCCACTGACCAGCGGTACCATCACTCTGCATCTGGAGGATGGAGAGGTGGGAACTGTGGCTGTGGATGATATATGTATGGGTATATACCATCACCTGACTGCTGAAGAGAATTCCGATGAGACTGCCGATGACAGCCGTGGTAACTTCACCTTCTGCGGTTTTGCCACTTCATATTTCCGTATCACGGAGATCCTGGATGAGCGCTGCAGTAAGTTCCGTTATGTGCTGCGTGGCATATCTTCCAGATGGCAGCAGCAGGTACATCCTACAGCCATGATGCATTTCGTTGGATACGGAAACTTCACCAACACAGCCAGGCAGACCAGCCGTTACTCTACCAGGACCTATGAGCGTTATCTGGGAGGTGTCAATGACTGGGAATTTTCACCGTCTATGGTGAAGGCTCAGTTCGGTGATCTGAGCAACCTCAATGTGTTTGGCCTGCAGATGTCCGGATACTCTGCATATCTGAATAACATATACATGTCCGGTACCATACAGCAGATTGAGGAACTGCCTCTCCGGATGGAGATAGATACCAATGGTGACAGTTTCCTGGCATACGGAGAGACCATGACCGTGACCTGCAGGGTATGGAAAGGATATGAGGATAAGACAGAAGAGGTATCCTTATGGAGGATAGTACGTGACAGCGGTGATGCCGCCGCTGATGCAGCCTGGCTGAATAAAGCCAAGGTACAGGAGTTTGACGGCACCATTATCATCAGCTTCACAGCTCAGGATAATGACCTGTCTACCGCTCCCGGTGTGCTGAGTACGCTCTTCACTGTAACAGCATATATATCATCACAAGCAGCACAGGCAGTAATTACTATATGATATGGAGACAATAAGAAAAAGAGTAAGAAGAGACTATGCGCCGCTGACCGTGGGTGTGGCGGTTGCATGTGACAGTGCGTACAGTCCGCTGACGCAGGTATATAACAGCGAGACGTCCGAGTATGAACCGGATCGTTACGCCTCACCTACCGTGATACGTCCTGTCATCACGGCCAATGCCACTGACGGATCATGGCCTGATCCTCATGCCAATCATGCTCTGACCAATATGCACTGGTATGCCAATGGCGTGGATATCTCCACCATTGACAGCTGGAGCGGCAAGTATCAGATTGACCAGGTAGGTGCTACACGTGGCAGTCTGATCATAACACGTAATGTGGCGCCGTCAGAGCGTATAGCACTGCATTTTGAGGCTGAGCTGGCTGATAACCGTCTGGGCGTTAATATCCCAATCGTGACGGATGATATCATACTGTCAACTATAGACAAGTCATCTGACTCATGGTCTGCCTCACTGTCTGCAGATAAGAGCATCATGTATAATCCCTTCCTGGATAAGCTGCACCTGTATGACTATAAGGTGGCTCATGGAATCATAGCTGCCTCATCCACTGCCGAGAATGCAGCCAGGGATGGCAATGAGTACCAGCGTACCATACCGTTCAATGTATATAAGGGCGGTGTGAAGCAGACCAGTGGATTCACAGTCCATCTATACCGTATTGTCAACACCAGCACACTGACCGAACTGACTGCAGATGATGATGAGGTGGTATCCATATCCACATCTGCCGTGGTCATGGATCTGCGCCTGATCGAGAAGGATAACTACATGATCATTTTCAAGGTGGGGCAGACGGAGATATCACGTCTGCAGTTCAGTGTGACCAGGGTGTATCAGTCCTTCAGCTGCGAGCCTACCAATGACTGTCCTATCATCTATGGCCAGACAGCAAGATTTGATGAGGCTATGGTAGACTCTGAGGGCCAGAAAGTACCTTATCCGGCATCTATCATAGAGATTGTATGGAAAACGGACAGCGCCTATCTGACCGGTGTGACACATAACGAGGGTGGTAACACTGAATACCAACTCTCCAAGACCGGTATGGGACAGCTGGCTAATGATGACTGGCTGGATACCTATACCACAGCGGTGCAGAAGCCTGCATACTGCGTGGCAGTGGATGAGGATGCCAATATCCTCACAGATGAGAATGGGAACGAATTGATATTTAACTGATATGAAGTACGTATTCTGTCCAATTGCAGGTGCCAGAGAAGCTGGCATATCTGTGCGTAACCACAGGACTGCTGATTCCTTTGTGGTTCTGAATGAGAGAGAGGTGATGACCGCCTCCATACCAGGCAGCACACTAGAAGAACGTGCAGACCATCTGGGTGGAGATGTGTATCCTATTGCAACTATCAAGCAATTATTAGATAACTATGAGTGAAAATTATTCCGCACAAGCATCGATCACCGTCAAGCGTATGCGTAACGGTGACAGTATCTTCCTGACACTGGAAGGTAACGGTAAGCCGCTCTTCCAGGCGGTGGATGACCAGACCTCACCTGCTTCCGTCTCACCTGACTGGACGCAGGCGGCCAATCAGCCGGTGGTGACGCCTCATGCCTCCACCACTAGGAACCTGCAGGTCACGCTGTCTAATCACAGCTGGGCCTATAACGGCGTGGCACTGAACTTCAATGGAGCCACATCCGGTGACTGGAGAACAGACAGCACAGGTAAGTTCCAGCTCAACACACAGACCGGTGCCATCAAGATCATAGCTAACCTGGCTAGTGCTATCAACACAGCCAATGATACGCTGCTTTACACCTGCGTGGCTACCGTGGCCGGTGTGGAGTATAACATGTCAAAGTCTGTGGATATCGTCATCCAGAAGGGTGGTGCTTCCTCATACTACGGATTCGTCACAGCCAGCACGCTGCAGCTGGATTCGTCTCATACCACTGCCACATTGGTAGCTAACCTGTGGTTGGCTGGCTCCGGCGCCGTGCCGTTCTATGTCAAGTGGTATAAGGGTAATACAGAATGGTCAGCGAAGGCCGGTATGTCTGAGATCACCGTGGGTAGGGATGATGTGAACGGTGCCCAGCTTATCATAGCTGAGTTCTACCTGAACCAGGGTGATGCCAATTATGTGTACCGTTACGGTGTCTCCATTATTGATACTCTTGATGAGATCATCGTGGTGCCGTATATCTCATCCACCAACAAAGAGGTGGATGTGAATAATCCTGTCACCGTGTCTGCACGTATAATACGTGCCAGCACCGGTGCCGTTCTCACTCCGTCCAATGTGACATGGGAGTTCACTGTGATGGATGGCGTGACCTGGGAAGAGAAGGCCACATCCTCATCTTCATCCATCCAGATCACTACAGCCTATACCGATCAGCAGGATGGCTCGTTCCATGATGTTGAGGTTCTTGTATCTGCTAGTTTTACATCACTAACATAATTCTACTATGGCAAAGAAAAGTCTCGGAACTGCACAGACAGTGCAGTCCATGTTACGAAACAACTGCATTCTTATCGAGGTGGACGGCGCCATACGCCGCATCTCCCTGGATAACCTGATGAATGCAATCAATGAGGGTAATGAAGAGCTGCTGAGAGAGGTAGCCTGGGGTGTGCCTATCAAACAGGCTACACAGTCATCACCGGCATGGGGCCGTGTGGGTAATCTTGATATGTGGGCACAGTATAAGGCTGCCACAGGCCGATACCTGCTCAAGAATAACGGTAAGGCTGCCAAGCTCTCTGTAGGAAACTCAGGTGTCTATGCCGATGGTACCACACTTGATGAGACCGCCGGCCACATCATAGTGCATGCTCCGCGTCTGTATTATCTGGTAAAGACCGATGCCGTTACCAGCATTCCGTATCTGTGGATGTCACAGCTGCCTATAGGTGGCCATTACATAGATACCATCAATCTGGGAGCCTATCTGGGTTCACTCTCCAGTGGTAAGCTGACATCACGCTCCGGTGTTGCTCCTCAGGGCAGCAAGACCATCAATGAGTTCTGGACCGCTGCTCAGGCAAACGGTACCAAGTTCGGTCTTATGTCTTATGATCATCAGCGCTGGCTGATGATGATGGCTCTCTCTGAGTATGGTAATCCCAATATCCAGGCTATGCTGGGTAACGGTATCACCGGTTCAAATAACAGCTCTGACTATACCACTCCTCTGAGTTTTCTCACTGGTGCTACCAAGAGCCTTGGTGACGGATTCGGCAAGGTGGATAAGTCATGGACCAACAGCGGTGGCACAGCCGTGCTTGATGCCTGTGACGTCAGTGTTCTGGGTATTGAGAATCCTTATGGCCTTATGTGGCAGATGCTGCAGGGTATCTACTGCGGTAACTCCGGTAACAGCGGCCAGGATGGTACGGAGGTGTTCATCTATGAAGGTAACCGTCTGCCGTCCAATGCCGAGTTGACATCTCATCCTCTGGGTGATTACCGTCAGCTCACCAGACCTACCAGCAATAACTTCATAGTTAGGGAGATTCTGGGTGAGTTCTTTGATCTGATTCCGTCTAACATCACCGGTGGTGGTGGCACATCTTACTGGTGTGACTATTTCTATGGCAATGATGCTGGCCAGCTGGTTCACTTGGGCGGTAGTGCGAGTAGCGGTGCGCTCTGCGGTCTCGCTTTCCTGCGCTCGAATAGCGCCTTCTCGTACTCGAATGCGGGTTTCGGCTCTCGCCTTGCATATTATGGTGAGATAGAGATAATTGATGGTAAGGATATTGCCACTGCGTAAATTGACATTTTGATATCTTCTGACCAAATCCTCCGGAGGCCGTAAGGCCATCCGGAGGTAGGCAGGAGGAAGTAAGAGCTGGTTCACTTGGGCGGTAATGCGAATAACGGTGCGAACTGCGGTCTCGCTTACCTGAACTCGAATAACGCCTTCTCGAACTCGAATGCGAATATCGGCTCTCGCCATACATAGGATTATATTTCTGAATACTTCCTCAGCCTTGACCTTGCATCCAGGAATGCATAGTATCCGGACTCACGTCCGGGATGTCAGAACACGAATCGCGGAAAGGCTGCCGTATGGCGGCAAGTGGTGCTGGTAGGTTCATTCTCGAAGGCTCCAGGCGGTCATCCAATGCAAGCGGCATGGATGATGTTATTTGGTCTGAATAAGACAATGTATGGCTTATGACAAAACGAAGAGGATATATTTTGGAACAGATTGCCGACATGGATAACCTGCGTAAGGCGGATCTGGACGCTCAGAGCGGAAAGGTACGTAAAAACAGGTTTATCCGGCGGCATAATGAACATGCAGAGGAGGATCTGCAGAAGTTGAGACGCATGATACTGGAACTGGACTTTCCGCCTGTTCAGTATGATATGATGCTGGTTCATAATGACAGCGGCAAGACCAGGGAGATAGCAAGACAGAACTACTATCCGTGGCGTATCCTTCATCACGCCATAATACGTGTGATAGGTAAGGATATCTACCATTATCTTATAGATGACACATTCGCATGTATTCCCGGCAAGGGACTGCATTACGGCGTCAAACGTCTTAAGATGTTTCTGCGCCGTTATCCTGAGTATAAGTGGTTCTGGAAAACGGATTACAAGAAATACTATCAGTCTATTCCGCATGACATGCTGCTGGCTGCACTGAGGCATAAGTTTAAGGATGAGCGTTTCATCAAGTTGATAGAGATGACCATTCTCAGTTATGACTCCGGCGAGACCGTGCGTACAGCCTTAATGGAAGAAAATGAAAGACGTAAAAAGAGGGATAACCATCGGCGCATTCACAAGCCAGCCTCTGGGAGGCTTTGCGGCCAGTCCTATAGGACATCACATGAAGGAGCGTAAGCGCTGCAAGTGCTTCCTCATGTATTGTGATGACACGCTGGGCCTGGCCAGGACTAAAGCGGAGGCATGGGCGCAGCTCAATGAGTTTATGAGTGTGTCAGAGCGCTACGGCCTGGTGGTCAAGGCATCTATGGTGGTGGCACCTATAGCACATCTGGAGCATCATGGCAAGAAAAAGAGACGCAGGCAGAGAGGTAGAGGTAGGAAGGCGGATTGATTTTCTGGGATATCAGTTCAGCCGAGAGCGTGTCCTGCTCAGGAAAAGTATAAAAAAGAAATTTGCCAAAAAGACGAAGATCAGGAATCCGGAGCGCCGCCGTCAGGTGCTGGCCAGCTACTGGGGATGGTGCAAATGGGGTAACTGCCGTCATTTATGGAACGTAATAACTAAAAATGATATGAGTTTTGCAGATAAGGGTATAAAAGGTGAGAGCGGATACCGTAACGGTAAGCGCTTTTTCAATGTGCCGTCCAAGGCTATCATGGAGATAGTGAATGTTCCTATCACAGTTGTGGATTTTGAGGCAGGCATAGATATTGACTCGGAACGTAAGGACCGTTACTCGGTGCTGTGTAAGGATGCCGATGGCAATGAGTTCAAGTTCCTGACTAGCAGCGGTAACATAAAATATGTGCTGGACCAGGCACGTGAGCAGGAGAAAAAAGGCACTAAGATATTCCCTGTGGATAACGTAGTGGTAAAACGCAAGTCCTATGGGGACGGTAAGTACATGTATATCTTTGACGAATGAACGCAAAAGCATAACATAATGAAAACAATCATCAATCTGAGTGAGCTGCCGGGTTCCGGCGTGAAGGTAGTAGTAGAGGGTGAACTTGTTCGCCTGTTCTTTGATTTCACACAGCATGTCGAGCCTGCAGAGGAGGGACAGGAGGCTGTGTTAGTTCCTAATCTCTATGACTGCCAGAACGTGGATGCCATAGGCCATACCAAGGCTGATCTGGTGAGTGCCATCGTCAATGACCGCTACTCGGCAGACCAGGTTCAGGCGCTGACCGCAAACTATGCTATGGCGCAGGATCCGGAGTCCGGCATCACCGAGGAGAAGCGTGCTGAGTATAATGCTGAATATGCAGAATACCAGACATGGCGTGCTCACGCCAAGGATATTGCTGTCACAGCTCTTCAGGAACTTCAGTAATGGAAGCCAGCGGCCATATAGTGGTGCGCCGCCGTGCCAAGAACGGCACCAGCGTGACTGTCACTTCTCAGAGCGTCCAGTATGCCAGAAGTAACAGCGGTACCGTACATCCTACTACCGGTTGGAGTCCAACCGTTCCGGCGGCAAGTAACGGAGAGTATATATGGACGTGGATTCATATAGAATTCTCTGACGGCACATCCACTGACGCCTATTCCGTATCACGTCTGGGTATTGACGGTGTAGGTGTTGTTAGCAGTGTGGTGACATACTGCCAGAAGGCCAATACCAATACCGCTCCTGAGAATTTCCCATCTACAGACTGGGGTAGCTTCCCAACCAGCCTGACTGACGGTTACTGGCTCTATACCAGGACCGTGGTGACTTACAGCAATAACCAGACTACCACATCCTATGCGGTAGTGCAGATAGGTCAGGGTGCCTATTATGCCGGACTGCAGGAGTATTATGCTGCTTTCGCATCAAATGATCACTCGCAGATATCCGGTTATCCGGATAAGGATCCTACAGGAAACTGGAGCACCAAGTGGCCGCAGCGTTATGTCAATGGAGAGAATCCGTCCATTGATACCACCAAGTGGAAAACCAGCAGGGCCGATGTGACACTCAATGCATCTACTCCCTATCTCTGGAACTTTGAGATTAGCCGTGACAGTAGCGGCATCAAGTATGTCACAGAACCGGTATGCATAGGTAACTTCGCTAAAGGCATAGTATCCATCGTGGAGGCTTATGCCATATCCGCCTATGCTACGGCTCCCAGTGCCGGTACTCCTCCTTCAGACATCACCACCTGGGAGGATGAGTCACATGCTGTGGCTCCTACTGCATCCAAACCATACCAGTGGAACCGTACCATCACCACATATAATGACAATACCACTACCACTACCTATCATGTCAGTGCCGTAAAAGGAAATAAAGGTAATAACGGTGATAACGGTGATGATGGTGTGGTATATTTCCTGCTGCCGTCTGCCCAGCGTATCATGCGCTACCAGGACGGCTCTCTGACCGAGAGCCAGATATCATGTCTGAAGAAGAAACAGGTAGGATCCAGTGTGCCGGTGGATGCATCGGACTGCACCATGAAATATCATTATGTGGATGCAGGAGTGGTGTCACAGGAGCAGTCATACAATGGTGGTAACATCAATATAGGTCTGTGGTGGTCAAAGGTGGTATTCCATCTCTATAAGAACAGTAATGAGATTGTCACTGAGACCGTAGATATTATCAACTATGCCAATAGTCCTGGCAGGAATCTGCTGTCAGGTACCAACTTCATAGATGAGCCAGCCGATACTACGGACGGCATGAACAATGCCGTAGTGACGCCTGACGCTCTCCAGGGTGAGGCTTCGCTGGTTTGTATCAATGCGGTCAATAAGAGTACTTATACAGACTTCTGGAGACAGGTCATCAACAGTAAGATAGAAGGTGGTCTGTGGTATACGCTATCCTTCTGGGCACGCATTAGGCCGTGTCAGATGGATATCAACACCACCAGTCCGAAATACGGATTTGGTTGGGAGGATGTATATCTGCTGGCAAATCAGACCATCAAGATGACCATACGTGGCTGTGCCTCCAGCGCAGCGCTGGCTGCAGGATGTGATCTGAGGGTGTTTGTGTTCAAGGAGGATTGGACCTGGCAAAGGTCTGTCAATATAGACTCCACAGAGATTATTGAGGCATCTGTGACCTTTAACGTACCTGAATCCGGCGCTTACAAGATAGGCTCTTACTGTTTTAAGGAGCCAGGTGGCGGTAATACTCCGGTGGAAGGCCAGACTGTGACAGTGGAATGGTATCGTCTGCAGTATCATAATCCGATGTGTACGTATGTTTACCCCAGCTTCATAGATACATCGGCCATTCAGGTGGCTAACGGAAACAGGTTGGCTAGCTCTCCGTCAGACGGCTGCGTAAATTGGCAGCTGGAAGAGGAATGGGCGTATCGTACATTCTCCTTCAAGGTCAAGGATACTCTGCCTAGTGCGAATAATCATGTCCTGTTCCGCCTGCTGCAAGGTGCCTGTGGAGTGGAGATATGTATGCCCAAGCTGGAGCGTGGTGTGTTTGCTACAGCCTGGGGACGTGCCGAGACCGATAAGACTGGTGAACAGGGGCCACAAGGTCCACAGGGTCCACAAGGTCCTACCGGACCTAACGGTAAGACCGGTATGATAATACGTACCAGGGAGTGGAGTAACGGCGGATCTACAGGCATCCAGTATCATAATGATACGGCTCTGACTGATGAGATACGTTACCTGGATATTGTGACTGTCACTAACGGTGCTAATTATTCCGCATACCAGTGCAAACTGACGCATACCACTACCGCTAGCAACACCATACCTGTTACCAACACCACCTACTGGGAACCGCTTAATATCACGGTCCCTATCTATACGTCACTGATTCTGGCTGCTAATGCCGTCATCAACTTTGCACAGTCCCAGAGGATAGCTATACTGGATGAAGGTGTGTTGAAGGCCGGTCTACAGGCAGGCGAATGGCCTATATGGGCCGGTGGTGCTACACCTTCAGAAGCACCATTCAGAGTCAATAAGAATGGAGGTCTATTTGCTACTTCGGCGGACATAGAGGGTTATATAAAGGCAAATAGGTTCACTATGCCTTTTATCACCACTCCATATCAGAGTGTTTATACTTATACTGTTGATTCTCCGTGTAATATCTCTCTATATTCAGGTATGGGATATCTGTTTATAGAACTTAATATGCCTGATGGAAATACGGCATTCAATGGAAGAAGAGTTGTGGTTTCGTGGGAGGCTATGAGGACTAGAAGTGAATGTCCTCATGCAATAACAGGCAGATTAAGATGTCCTCATAAGGATGTTATAGATCCAGTAACTTATGGCGTGACGGAAAAATGGGCCTCAAGGATTGATACAACGTCATCTGGTATAGTTGAATTACTGTGTATTGACGGTCACTGGTGGATAATGAACATTCTTGGCGAAGGTATGGAATATACATTTACGAATTAACCATATACAAATTTTCACAGTTATGATTGATTATTGGACTCTGTTTGCCGCTATCGTGGCGGTGGTGAGCGCAGTAGCTGCTGCTCTGATCAAGTTGTTTAAGGTAAAGGCCGGCTGGCTGAAACAGGTAATCTCCTGGCTGGTGGCTATAGGTCTGACCTTCGCTGCCTGGGCCATAGGTATACTACCTTCACTGGGTGAGCCTGCCTGGTTCTACGTGCTTATACAAGGTGTGTGTGTAGGTCTGGTGAGTAACGGATTCTATGACATACCTGCCATCAGGAAGTTCTATGAGTGGCTTTTTCATTTGGAGAAGAGAAGTGAAGAGGATTAGAGTATTATTGGTTTGATTGGAGGCAGGCCATCCGGAATCATCCGGATGGTCTGTCCTTTATATGGGTACCACTTGCTGATATTTTTGTTTCAGTTTTTAACGGCCTATGAAATTGAGTACAAAAGGCCAGCTTCGCCTGGCTTCATGCATGTGCATCTTCGGATGCTTATTGGTTGCAGCTGGATTCGTAGTTAATCCAGCTGGAGTAATAGATCCTACAGTTCTGACGGCATTCGGTGAGATTCTGACCTTTGCCGGTTCTATTATTGGTATTGATTACTCTTACAAGCGTGGTCTGCGCAAGCGTGAACAAGAACAGGAGGAAGAGGAGAATAAATGACCTGCGCCGTAATCATACCTGTCTATAAGACACAGCCATCCAGGACGGATCTGATCTCCATCTGGCAGACTCTACGTGTGATGTCTCCCAGGCGTGAGGTGTATTACCTGGTACCTACCGGCATGGATCTGAGCGCTTATCCCAGAGCAGGTGTGATAGAGGCTCCCGGATACCTGTTTACAGGCCGTGAGAGCTACAGCCGCATGTGCTGCCGTCCGGAGCTTTATGAGCTGCTGTCCGGATATGACTATATGCTGCTCATACAGCATGACGCATGGCTGTTCCGTGATGACCTGGATGAGTTCATGGAGATGGGTTATGACTACATAGGCGCTCCTATTATCGTGGGTGCATGGCGTTTTGACCGTCCGCTGATAGGTAATGGCGGTCTGAGCCTGAGACGTATCGAAGCCTTCTGTGATGTCTGCAGGATGCATGGGCCGCGAGGCGGAGAGTATCATCCGGAGGATGTGTTTTTCAGTGTGCTGCGCCGTCCGCTGCTGAAGATAGCTCCTGCTGATGTAGCTGCACGTTTCTCTCTGGAGCACCATCCGGAGAAATATGAAGAGCTGCTACAGCACCGGCTGCCTATGGGATGTCACCGTCCCTGGGACCTGGGTTACTATGAATCGTACTGGAAACAATATATACCGATATGATAGACGTAAGAAAACTGGAGAACAGCTGCGGCAGTGACGTATGCGCCTACCGTGGCAAGGGAAGGGGAGTGTGCTCCTTCAGGGAGGGCGCTTACTGCCCAATGTATACGGCGTATAAGCCGGTGTTTTTTCAAGAGAAGGAGTTTCAGCGCTGCACACCTGCCTGCAGCATGAAGGATATGCATCCTGCTTTCCTCAAAGTTCTTGATTCCATCCGAGATAAGGCCGGCATACCTATCGTGCTGAATTGTGCCTACCGAAGCAAGTCTTATGACCAGCAGAAGGGACGCTCAGGTAAGAGTGCTCACTGCTATGGCATGGCGGTGGATATCCGGTGCAATACATCGGCCAACCGTGATAAGATCATACGTGCCGCCTATGAGTGTGGCGTTACCAGGATAGGCGTGGCCACTACCTTCATACATGTAGATATAGGAGAGAATGTAGGTCTACCAGCCAATGTCACATGGACTTATGACGCAAACGGCAATGCTGTCTAAGAGCTACACTGTGATGACCATCATCATAGGTGACTATGAGATACTGCATGAGATAGATGAGAAGTCTGCTAATGCCAGGTATCTCTGCATCACTGACCGGGCGGATCTTCAGTCCGACACATGGGAGGTCATCTATGATTCGGAGCTGCGTGGCAGTAATTTCCATAAGGTGATGGATATCCGCTGGCATCCGTGGCGTTATACTCAGGATGACATAGTGATATCGGTGGACGGCAGCATAGGCATACATGAGAGTCTGGATCCGCTGGTATGTGAATTCCGTAACGGCGGTTGTGAGCTAGCTCTGATGGTACATCCTTATCGTACCACTGCTGATGCCGAGTACAGTACATGGATATCACGCCGGAACTATCCGGCACAGCGTGCCAGATGGCACCGTGAAATCATGCAGCGCTGCGGTTATGACACAGCTTTTTATCATGGTCTGTATCAGATGACTATGATGATACGCCGGCGCTGCCGTCTGGTTGAGAATTGGAATAATATCAACTGTGGTCTGCTGACGGTGGCCGGCGGCAGTGAGTATGACCGTCTGGACCAGGTGCTGGTAAGTTTCAGCCTGAATAAGTGGTTCCCTGAAGCGCGTGTAATGTGGATGAGTGAGATGGTGATACATTCCAGGTATATGACCTGGTACCGGCACGGATCTGACCAGCCGAATATACCAGGTAAGTTCATAGAACCGTATGGATTCAATAAGAGAGTGGAGGTGGTGATATGAGACGTCTCATCTTCATACTTCTGGCAGTATTGCTGGTGGCCAGTTGCCGCAGTACCGGCTATCTGGGTGATCCGCCTGTGGAGACTCATTCTGACAGCACCAGTGTATCACATCAGAACACCATTACCAATAACGTCTACCGTGAGCGTGAAGTGAAGGATTCCACCATTATTATATATAAGGATTCCATACAGAGGATAGAGCACTGGCACTATGAACGTGACTACACCTATGAGAAGTATCTGCAGAGTATCATAGATTCCATACTTAAAATCAAGCAGGATAGCGTTCCATATCCTGTGCCGGTATATAAAGAGGTGCCTGCCAAGCTCAACCGATGGCAGCAGACACGGATGACGCTCGGAGACCTTTTTATCCTAGTCTGTTTCATAAGTTTAGTAATTAAGTTAGCAAAACGCCGGATCCTATCCTGATCCTGCGTCCGGGGTGCGCTGGCCGTGAGGCCGGCGCATTCTATCTAGAAGGTGCCGGAGCGGTGCCGGATGATATCATTTGCCTGAGCTATATCATGTGGAGTGTAGATATCGGTCATCAGCAGGCTGTGATGGCGTGCCTGGTTGCGTACCGATAGCAGGTCCGTGTTATCCTTAATCAGATCTGTGATGCCGGTATCCTTCAGGGAATAGAACTTCCACTCCATTGGAAACTTGAGATCCTTCCTGATATGATGGTCCCAGAAGTCTGAGAACTGCTTGGCCGTATGCCGTTCACGGCCTGGCTTACATTTGGAGGAGAAGAGGTAGTATGAGTCTGGTTGCTCGAAGATCCGGAGCTGGATCATGAGACGTATCACCTGATCAGGCAGCGTGACAGTGGCTCCTTTGCCGTTCTTGCTGCTGTAGTCCGGAATATATATGGTACCTCTCTCTACAGATATATGCTGCAGCTGGATGTAACTCATCTCATTTGGCCTGATGAGGCAGTAATAGAGCACGTAGCAGGCTAGCAGGAAGTAGGGGTTCTGCTCCTGGCAGTAGGTGCGTAGGCGCTGCATGGCTTCTACCGGTATGATGGTACGGTTCTTTCCGCTCTGGGCCTTACCTCCGAACAGCTGAAGGCCATCGGCGGCATCCAGCTCTATATATTCCTTGCTGAGCATCCACTTGCTGAATATCTTGAGCCAGGTGACGTAATTATTCCTGGTACGTATGGAACGTCCCTGATCCAGCC